AAAGTCGTCTAAGTCTTGTTATCAACGCTATTGAAAAAGAAGCTAAGAAGCAGGGAGCAAGTTCTGACGTAGCAGCCAACTTAGCTAATGGCTTACGTTCACAGCTGATTGCTGCTAAACAAGGCGGTAATACAGTAGGTGCTGTGGTTAGGCGAGTGACTTCTGCTGCTCTCTTGGGTAACCCTCTGAACGCTGTGCTTAACATGGCTGAAGGTGTTACTGCTCCTGTCTATCAAAATGGAATAATTGCGTGGGCTAAGACGTTACCTAAAGCTATCCTTGCTACTTTTAATCAACAGTTCGGCGTCAAAAATAAAGGTTGGATGTCCAATAGACAGCTAGGGTTAGACAAAGAGTTCATGGGTGAGCTTGCTAACACAGGCAAGAGAGCTATGAATGACGCTGTTGATTCTTCTGTATACACGAAGCTAAGTGAAGGCTTTGTCCAAAATGTAGATAAAGTCAACCAAGCTCTCTATAAGTACTCCGGTGTACAGACTGTCAACAGAATGGGTCAGGAGATTCTAAGTAACTCTGCTATCCAACGAGGCATTGACCTCGCTACTAAAGGCACTGAAAAGTCTCTCGCTAAACTTAGAGAACACGACGGTATGCGTGGGCTTACTGAAAATGAGTTTAGGGCTACAGTAAAAGCACTCAAGGACAAGAACTTAAGTAGTCCCTGGGTAGTAAACTTTGCTGGTGCTTCTATGAACAAGTGGCAACCAGTGAGTGCCAGCACGTTGCCTAAAGCTTTCCATGACAATCCTAATGGCCGCATGGCGTACAGCATGTTGTCCTACATGAACAAGCAGCTTAATAGCGTAAGGCTTGACGTAGGTATTAACATGATGAAAGCTGTAGACAAAGGACTGAACAGCAAGGAAGGAGCAGAAGCTGCTAGGAAAGCTATGCTGAACGCTGCTAAGTACGCAGGTCTCTTCGGTGTTGCTGCTGGTATGTGGGACGATTTCAGAAAAACTCTTGACTTGTCCAATGATAAGTACTTAGAAGATTTGATGACGCCTGAAGGTATTAGTTCTGCTATGATGAATCAAATTGCTTCTAACTTAACAAGTGGTATTGTAAACATTAGAGCAGAAGAGTACGGGGGTAGTCCAATATCGTTTAAACCTGCTCCGCTTTCTTTCGCTGAGAGTATGCTGGGAGGGCCTACAGAATCTCTTATCCTTGGTGTAACAGGAGAAGAAGACGCTTTAGATCCTACTCTACGTGCGTTCCAAACTTACGCTCCCGGTGTTGCAAACATAGACAGAGTGCTACGAGTGACAACAGGGGAGCGTTTGTTTGAGAACTTAGGTTTACTGGACTAAATCTCACAGACCCCGGACACACAGGCCAGCTGCTGTGCACCTTCTGTCATGTCCGACGCTTCCACAATGTCCCAGTCGATCTGCTTCGGAAACTCCTTAGCTAGTTTATTGTAAGTCTCCAGATCCACTGGTTCATAAGGTGCCTGCTGGTACGTGTGTTCTGAGTAAGGTAGAAAGCTAATGCCACTCACCTTGTCGAACTTATTGTACAACCACTGTCCCACTTCCAGGAACTCGTTGTCTCTGTAGTAGCAGGTCATGGACGGCTTGTGTTCACACCAGTAGTCCTGGTACATCTCCCATAACTCCAGCTGCTCCATGGCACCCATGTCCGTAGCGACTACAGCGTTCTTAGGAGACTTGATTGGAAACGAGAATACCTTAGTAGTCGGTGAAGTCACGTCGGCCTCCACAGGCACACCAGCGGCCTCCAGGACTGCACACAGCGGGTCTCTAGCATCAGCCCTTACTCGTCTAATGTATTGATCCGCGTATCTAGGGTGGATGCCAGATGCGCTATCCACCAGTTGAGAAACAGTACCGGAAGGCTTAACAGCAGTAATGGCAGTGCTAATGTTAATGCCAAGCCTCTTAGCCCATTTGCTGTTAGTCTTAATAGCTTCTTTCTTAAGCTCTTCCAACCAATATTGTAGTTCATCACGGCTTTTCCTCCCTGACATCACCGGATGATCCATGATACCAGTCAGGGACACACCTAGTAACGCCTCTTCTTTTGTGTTATCACTCCAGATCTTACGTAGGTATCTGAAGTCGGTCAGTGTTGCTTGCAAAGTTCCAAGGACAGTCGCAATTCGTACTTTCCTTCGGAGACTGTCGAGACTATCGGTTGCCCTGATAACAACTTCTGACAGGTTGCAGAACTGGTAGGGCCGAAGGATAATCTCTGAGCATGGATTAGTTCCAAAGTCATAGGTAGCATCTCTTCTGCCGTTTTTCTCAGCTTGTCGTTGACTTGCAACGCGACTGAAAACACCCCTTTCGCCTGACCTCGACTCATACAAACTCTTCCACTCGTTTAAAAAGGCTTCAAAATCTGGCTTCTCTGTGTAGCAAGCAGAGTTGTTAGCTAAGCCACGCTGAGGATTATCTACCCACCACTGGCCTGACTTGGCTCGTCTTATTCTGTCGTCAGTGAGGTTACTGAGACTGATGAGAGCACTTCTCCTGACTCCCCCGACGACGACGATTTGTGCAATCTTGCAGCAGAGATCATGACATTCGATGGAAGTAAGCTTTCGTCCAGCAGCGGTGCGAAAGACTTCAACCGTGAAGTTAAACAGGTCTTCAAGAGGTTCTGGACCAGACGCTCTACCTCCGAAAGTCCTGAGTGGCGCACCTGCAGGTCTAACTCCAGATACGTCCCACTTTGGAACTTGACCAGTAAAGAGCATTGCGATAAGTTCTCGATATGCTTTTGCCCACCCAATCTTGCTGTCAGCGACGTGTATAACGGTATCTGTAGCATGGAACTCCTCTGCGACTTCTGGTAGCTTTGTGATGTACTGACGTTCGACACTGAAGCCCACACCAGTTCCGCACATAAGCACGTACATCATCTCGTCAAAAGCTTTCGGATGGTCAATGGGCAAGTAGGAGCAGTTGAAGCCAGCTACGTTGTCACGCTCCAGTGCCTCACCAGCAGTCATCAAGGCTCTCATGCTGGGCATCACGTCCAGACTGTGTATCTCACTGTGTAACTCTTTAGCTTCCTTCTCTGTCAACTTCTCCTGCTTAACCCAGAAGTTCAGGTAGCGGTCAACTGTTTCAGCCCATGTTTCCCTGCGCTGCTCCTCCGGTAGATACCTTGCGTATCTGGACTTGTGTATGTACTGTTGATATGCGTCCATTATATTTCGTAGTCTCCTCTTGTAATCAATGCTAACTTAATCTGGTCCAGTAAAAAGTAAAGATCCTGCGTGTCTATGTTCGTAGAGATGACTACATAGTCCTCTGACTTGACGATACAGAAGGCGTCTTCGTACTTCTCTAGATCCTCCACTGAAGTAACAGCTGCAAATACTGCTGGTACTGGTACTTTTTCATCTTTGCCTCCGAAGTGCCCCTCAATGACTTTCACTGTATTAACTCCTGTATCAGCCTGTCTACGTACCAGCGACACTTCCGAAGATCCTCTACTGGTTTCTTCTTGTAGTGGTAGCGCCAGAGGTACTTCAGTGAGTTGCCCTTGAGGTATCCTCTGAACTCTTCTGGTGACATGGACGCTTTGATTGCGTCAATGGCCTCTATGTCCCCTTTGTTGTAATGCTCAGGTTTGGCTACGGCGTCCCATTCTTCCTCAGAGGCTGTGTCAATACTCATCTTCGTTCTCCTCTTCAACTTGCAACTCCTCTTCAAACCTGTCCAGCCTATTGATTAACTTGTCTTCAAAGCGGTCCAGAAGTTCTTCCGCTGAGATCTCCAGAGCCTCTAGCAGATCATCAGGGTCATACATCCGTAGAATCCTTTCCTTGATTTCATCCATTGTTAGAGACATCGCTAATCAACTCCTGAAGTGTATCTATAGTATACCACACAATTCCTTCTTTGTCACACCATTCTGCCATTGTCATCTTGGCTCCTCTCCTGATCTTCTTGTTTGGATGCATCAGCACGAACACGAGCTTCTGTCCTTTGGGTAGACTATCTCTGACACTGGTGTACTTCTTAGTGTCTCCTTCTCTAAAGAATCCTTTACACTCCACAACTGTGCCTGATGCAGCATGTACGAAGTCAGGGCGGTAGTTGCGGTGTACAGTGTAAGGAACAGTAATAGGCTCGTACTCAAACCCCTGTAGGACTTTAGATATAGTCTCTTCAAACTTACTACGGAAGACTGATTTCTGGGACCTTCGGCTCATTGATTACCTCTACTAAAAAACGTGGACCTGTAGAATACGCGAAGCCTCTTACTGAAGGCCAGCATTGCTTTTTGTACGAACAGTAGGAGCATCCGACGGCGAGTTTCTGGTTGCCACTCTTTCCATCTGCGATAGATTCGTAGCAGACTTCTGGCGGTGTCGGTAGCTCCACTAGCTTTTTTACGTGCTTGATCCTGTCGGCAATGTCGAAGGATATCAAGTCGTACACTGGTGCCTGTGTGTCCTCTGAGTCATACATCAGGTACGTCAAGTGCCCATTCTGCTTGTCCATAGCCAGCCAGCCGAACTTAGTTTCACCTTCTGAGTGCGCGTAGCCTTTGATCTGCGCTACGTACCCAAAAGGATCGTCATAAGCCAGCGTCCCGTCTTTGAACTTACGAAAGCCATAGGTGGACACGGACTTCACGTCGGTCACAACCCCGTCAATCTTGCAGTCCATGTGCCCTTTGATACCTTCGACTTCGCACTGCTTCTGCTCGTCAGTCACCTCATGTCCTGCTGCACGAGTCAGGAACAGCAGTAGCTCCTCAATGAGATGACCATAGAGGAACTTGACGTAGGTATGCCCAGGAATGACTTCACTGGCTTCCACACCGTTGAACAAGTTCCACAGGTAACGATCTTCGCGCCCAATGTTGGACATACGCAGTGTCCTGTTGTCCCGCTTCTTCTGCTCACCGAACTCCTGACGCATCAGGTTCTTGACGTTTTCGCCAAACTGCTCTATTGCAGCGTCGATGTCTACTCCTTCTTCTACTTCTTTGGTTGACACCAGTTTGTAGATGTCGTCCACCAGGGTGTATACGTTTTTCATTTGTACTCTTCCGCTATACCGGAGATGACCTCTTTGGCCTGCTCCGGTGTGCATTTGAACCACTCGCCTTTACGCTCGTAGGTCTTCTCTAGTTCAGCATGTGCTGTTGCTTCTGCTTGTCTTCTGTCACTAACAGCCCAGAAGCTGTGCAAGAAGTAGTCCCTGAATGGTGAAGAAGTCTGGTAGCCATTCAAACGGTCCTCAGAATCAATAGCCATCCCTACTTTAACCCAGCCAGCAAAGCTTGGATTAGTAATGATGTACACCTGTCCCTCCACACTGGTTTCGTACTTAGCCAGGCTGCTAAACGCTGCGTCTTCAAACGTCTTGTAGCGTCCAGGTTTGTGTAATGGATGTGTTTTAGGTACGTATTTCCCGTTGACCCACATCCTAAACGCGTTTCTTCTTATGGTGTAAACAGCATCGACCTTCTTCTTACACGGTTTGCAGAGACTGTCACGTCCGTATTTCTTCGCGTGGTTCTTATGGTACTCGCTTAGCGCCTTAGTCTCACCACAGTGTGAACAGCGTTTTACTTCAAATAAATCTTGTTGTTCCATCATTAGTGTGTCTCCGCCCATGTTGTTCCAACTTTGTACTCTCCGTCGAGTGGGCACCGGAGGTTAAACTCCAGACCCGCCGCCTTGAGGCACTCGACTGCCAGCCAGCCGTACTTCTCAGCTTGTGCTTCAGCGACTTCTGCTTGAACTTCGTCATGTATGTTCCCTATGAACTTGTAGTCAATCTTCCACAGCTTTGCGTACTCATCCAGCAGGACCAGTGCTTTCTTCATCACGATTGCACCAGCAGCCTGCAAGAGTGTATTCAGTGCCGCGTGTTCTGACCTGACTCTAAGAAGTCGTCCATCCAGTCCAGTGAGATAGCCTCGTGCAGCTGCTCTGCCAACTCGTTCTCGAAGACCTGCAAGAGCAGGTGTATTTGCGAGAAATCTTTGCTTAAGTCGTGCGCCATCTGCCGCGCTTCCTCCAACGACAGTTCCGATTTTGGCGTCTCCTGCTCCATAAAGGAAAGCATAGATGAAAGTTTTTGCTTGAGGTCTAGTTTCAAGACCCGCAGCCATTTGGTTTCTTGTATGTATGTCGTCCGTGAGAAGGACATTCGTAAACTCCTTGTCGTCCATGTAGTGTGCCAGCATCCGTAGCTCAAGGCCACTGGCGTCAAACCCTACGAGCTTCTTACCACTTGGGACTGTCCAACAGGATCTACACTCGTGTCCGTATGGGCTGTAGCTTGCTGGTACTTGTGCCATGTTGGGTGACTGATGGGTCATGCGTCCAGTGACTGCTCCGTTGCTGATGACTCTGCCATGGACTCTGCCGTCGTCCTTCACATGCTCCAGCCATGAGTTCACCTGTGCGTATCGTTTCTGTAGCATCAAGTACTGACTCACTGCTTTTGCTTCCGGAAGATCAATGGTGTCCAGGACAGCCTCGTCTACTATCGGAGTGCCTTTGTCCGTAACTTTCGAGAAGACCACACCAAGTTCAGATAAGCGTTTCGCAATCTGCTGTCTAGAGCCGACGTTAAAGACTTCCACTTTGTCCTTGAGACGTTTGCCAGTCTTCTCAGACCACCGCTCATGGATAATCGGTGGAAACTTTTCCTGCAACTCCTCTTCGATTTCATTCATTTTCTCCTTGAATGTTGCACATAAGTCTCTTGCTAGCTCTTGGTCCAGAAGCCAGCCATTGCGCTCCTGCTGCTGTACAATGCACTGGACTTTATGTTCCAGCTTGATTGACTCAGCGGAGAACTCACGCATCTCCTGCTTCAGCTTCTGGTGTACTGCTTCTGTGACCTTAACGTCCTGTATGCAGTAGTTGACCAGTTCTTGACTAAGTTTTGACCAGTCACTGTGGTCACCTTTTGGAAACCCCAGTTCGTTACCCCAGTTCCTCAGAGAGTGTCCTCCTGACTTACTTGGGTCATACAGGCGTGACAACACCAGTGTATCTATGATCCTCTCAGACGCCACAGAAACGCCCCAGAGACGTTCTAACACGGGGATATCGTAGCCTATTAGGTTATGCCCAACGACGCTCACAGAGCCTCTGAGGGCTTCTGAGAGGGTATCTGGGGTAGTATGGACGGTAGGAACACCATTTTCCATAGTTACTACGCACCAAATGCGTGTCGCGTCGATACCGTCAGTCTCAATGTCAAGATAAATCAAGCTACTTCTCTTTCTTCTTTAAGACATATCTATTTACAAACTGCGTAGGGTTTTTGCTTCTGTACCAAGTGTTTTTACCTTGTACTCTCCAGAAACCAGTACGCAACACATATATAAATTTATCGTTTACTATAACCTGACCAGCATTTACGTATGGTTT